CTCAGGTGTGATGGGCGAGACCGATGTCAAAGGCAAGGTCAAGAAGGTAGAGATTGTTGAGGCAGGCAGCTATGCACTACAGCGTCAAGACCAGCCTACTGTGTACGCTACTGACGTTAAGATCCGTCTGTTCAATCAGCGGTTTATGTACAAGCGTTATGTCAAAGGTACGAATGGTGAGAAAGATCAGTTCGTCAAGACGATCATGTCTACGGATCTGAATCAAGACTTGCGTGACAATGCTGGTGGCTTTAACTGTGGCAAGCCCGGTGGTTGGATTGAAGACTACAAGGCACTGCCTGATGACACTAAAGCATTGCTGAAGTCCATCAAGCGAGTGCGTGTTCTATTCGGTGAAGTCACTCTGAACAATGCAATCAATGAGAAGGGTGAAGAAGTTGGCACAGTAGAAGCTGTCCCATTCATCTGGGAAGTTGACAACAAAGATGCATTCAAAACTATGGGTGCACCTATCACTCAGATGGCTAAGCTGAATCGTATTCTGCCCCAGCATTATGTTGTGCTTGGCACAGAAGAGCACAGCCTGCCTACGGGAAACGTCTTCTTTACTCCGACTGCTTCGCTTGATCAGTCTCAGACACTGTCCCTCACTGACAAAGACCAAGAGACATTCTCTAGTTTTGTACAGTGGATTGACAGCTACAACGACTACATCGTTAAGACTTTCAATGAAGCTGCCAACAAGAAGGACAGCGAGTACGACGAAGTTGTTGACGAGTTTGTTGACGTAGAAGTACAGGAAGCTGCGTGAATCATCCGGCTGAGTTAAAGGTACACCAGTACCTCAGCAATCTGCGACACGGTGACAGTACTCTTAATGAGGAAGTCATTGAGCAGATTGTTGAGGACGTACGCAATGCACTGGTCAAGCAGTTTGTAGAAAAGCGTAACAACAACTTCAGGTTACGTATGTCAAACATTGGCAGGTCTTATTGCCAGTTGTGGTTTGACAAGAATAAACCTGAGGAAGCGATACCTCCGTCTACAAACTTTGTTATCAACATGATGATCGGTGACATTGTCGAGGCAGTCTTTAAAGGACTGCTGGTACAAGCCGGTGTATCTTTCTCAGACGGTGAGCACGTGACCATGGATCTAGGTGATGGTCATGTTGTCTCAGGCACACCTGACCTTGTGATTGACGGGACTGTAGATGATGTTAAGTCTGCAAGCCCTTGGTCATATGAGAATAAGTTCAAGGACTATGCCACACTTGCAGACAAAGATTCATTCGGCTATGTGGCACAGCTTGCTGGCTATGCAAAAGCAGGCAATCTAAAGCCGGGTGGCTGGTGGGTAGTCAACAAAGCTACTGGTGAATTTAAATATGTAGCTGCAACAAACATCGATGTAAACTCTGTTGCGGAGAATACAAAAGCATTAGCCGTAAAACTTGCGGAGAATAGCTTTGAAAGATGCTATGAGGCAGAGGAAGAAACGTATCGCAAGAAGCCCACAGGAAACCTTGTGCTAGGCCGTGAGTGCTCATGGTGTAGCTACAGGTATGCTTGTTGGCCCGGACTTGAGGAGAGACCATCTATCCCATCCAAGGCAGAGAATCCTCCGATGGTTGCTTACGTTAAGATTGCAACAAAAGATGTTTAATGGTAAGAACTTCTCTGCTGCAGTAAAGCATGGATACAGAAGTGGTCTTGAGGTTAAGTTGCAAGACTTCTTTAAAGATAATAATATCGATGCCAAGTACGAAAGCTTTAAGATTGAGTGGGAAGATATCAGGTACAGAAAATATACACCTGACTTCTTGCTACCCAATGGCATCGTGATTGAGACAAAGGGTTTATTTACTACAGAGGATAGGCGTAAACACCTATTAGTAAAGAAGCAACATCCTGAGTATGATATACGCTTTGTATTTGAGAATAGTAAACGTAGGATTAGCAAGAAGTCTAAGACTACATACGCTATGTGGTGTGAGAAGTACGGATTCTTGTACGCAGATAAAGTAGTTCCCGACAACTGGCTAACAGAGGAAAAATAACCATGATTAAAAATGACGATATCGCTCTTATCATTCGACCCAATGTAGGTGCTGATAAGAAGTGGGCAGGCACAGTGGATCTTAAGGCAATGATCATGCCCACTGAGAACATGACTGAAGAGAATGCACAAGAACTTGTATACCTACTGCATGGTTTGATTGCATGCTTTAATCTTCTTAATGAAGATGAGAAGTTTGCTGAGCGTGTGAATGAGGAACTAGTCAAACTCAAACAGAGGGGTGACTACGAGTTTACTATAGAAGAGCCTGCATACGATAACGTTATCAGCATGACTGAGTGGACAAACACACGGGGCAATGCATGAGCATAGATAACATAAGCCCAGCAGAGTGGAACTCTATTAGCTGGATGGGAAAAGCAAAAGAAGATTATGATGACGTGGTTAAAAAGTTTGACGAGGTTACTAAACCTGCACACTACAACAATGGTAAGTATGAAACCATTGACGTAATTGTAGATACGTTAGGTGAGTACGAAGCAATTAACTATTGCCATGGCAATGTATTAAAGTATACAATACGTCTGTGGCACAAAGGCAATCCCGTTAAAGATGCACAGAAAGCCCAGTGGTATCTCAATAAGATGATTGAGTTACTTGAGAAAACAAAAGGAACGAATTGGTAATGAGCACTACAGTACTGGTAGATTTCAAAGTTGAATTCGATACGGATGAAATGCCGAATGCTTACTCTAATCCTGAGTACCTAGAAGAGGTAGTCAAGGAGGCAGTCGAAGATGCCATGAATGATATTGGTAAAAGTGAATTAACCGATTTGAATATTTGGGTTGACACAGAGGGTTCTTAATGAGACATAGTTATCATGGCATAGACATAGACCTATCTAGGGATGCATTGCTTAGTGACCAAGCAATGATGTTGCTTCGGGATTACTACATGCTTCCCGACGAGAAGTCCCCACAAGAAGCCTTTGCTCGTGCTGCACTGGCCTACTCGGCAGGTGACATGGAGTTAGCACAGCGTATTTATTTTTATGCATCTCAGCAATGGTTTATGTTTGCCAGCCCTGTGCTGAGTAATGCACCTGCTCCCGGCAATACAATCAAAGCACTGCCCATCTCTTGTTTCCTTACGTATATAGGTGACAATCTTCCATCCCTTATCGATCACAATGCAGAGGTTGCATGGTTGTCTGTCAAAGGCGGTGGTGTGGGTGGGCATTGGTCTGACGTACGTGGTGTGAGTGACAAAGCACCCGGACCTATTCCGTTTATGAAAGTTGTCGATAGTCAGATGACTGCATACAAACAGGGCAAGACACGTAAAGGTAGCTATGCTGCATACTTAGATGTTAGTCACCCTGACATTATAGAGTTTATTAATTTCAAAGTACCTACTGGCGGTGACATCAATCGTAAATGCTTTAACTTATTTAATGCAGTCAATGTCACCGATGATTTTATGGAAGCTGTGATGCTGGACAAAGAGTGGAACCTTGTTGACCCAGCAGACGGTTCAGTACGTGAGACACTTAGTGCTCGTGACCTGTGGCAACGTATACTAGAAGCACGATTCCGTACCGGCAGTCCTTACATTAACTTTATTGACACTGCCAATCGTTCATTGCCTGAAGCACAGAAGAAGCTTGGCCTTAAGATTCATGGTAGCAATCTTTGTAATGAGATTCATTTAGCTACCAATGAGAATCGTACAGCCGTGTGCTGCTTGTCTTCTGTGAATCTTGAGAAGTACGATGAGTGGAGTAGCACAAACATGGTAGGAGATCTAATCAGATTCCTAGATAATGTGTTGCAAGTATTCATTGACAATGCCCCTAATGACATAGCAAGGGCTAGGCACAGTGCAATGATGGAGAGATCCCTTGGACTGGGTGCTATGGGTTTCCATGGTTATCTGCAGAAACATAATGTAGCTTTCGGTGGTGTGTCTGCTAAGCTTCTTAACAGGGGTATATTTAAAAAGATTAAGGAGGATGCAGTACATGAGACCAAGCTTCTTGCAGTGGAGCGTGGGGAAGCACCCGATATGGTTGGCACTGGTCATCGCAATGCACATCTTATTGCTGTTGCTCCTAACGCAAATAGTTCTATTATCTGCGGTTGTTCACCTAGTATTGAACCTATTAAATCTAATGCTTACGTACATAGGACGAGGGCTGGATCGCACTTGGTCAAGAATAAATACCTAGAAGATTTGCTGCAGTCTGTTGGGCAAGATACAGATGACGTATGGAAGTCGATCATCTTGAACAGTGGATCTGTACAACACCTAGACTTTTTATCTGAAGATCAAAAGGAAGTATTTAAAACAGCATTTGAATTAGATCAGCGGTGGGTAGTTGAGCATGCTGCTGATAGGCAACCATTCATTTGCCAAGGGCAATCTGTTAACCTGTTCTTCCCGTCAGGTAGCCCCAAGTCGTACGTAAATACAGTACATCTTATGGCCTATAAGCAGGGCTTAAAAGGTTTGTACTATCTTCGTACAAGTTCTAATGTACAAGCTGATAAGGTTGGCCTTAAGATAGAACGTAATGCTCTTAAGGATGCAGAGGAATGTCTAAGCTGTCATGGCTAAGAAAGCCTTTGACCGAGGCTTGTTCTCGGAGAATGACACACTTGCACGTGCCGCAGGGAAACGGTACTGGAAGTCTGTGGGCTATGCGGTTGAGGATAACCCGGACAGATATGGCCCTGATTTAATTGTGGACACAGGCAATGAGAAATTCTATAGTGAAGTTGAAATTAAAAAAGTATGGTCGGGCAAAGAGTTCCAATACGATACATTGCAGATACCCGAAAGAAAAAAGAAGTTCATTGGCAGAGATATGGGATGCAAGTTTATTGTCTTTAATAACGAGCAAACCCATGGATTTCTGTGCCCGTGCTCTACACTTGCTGTTTCCCCGCTAGTAGAAGTCTCTAATAAATACGTACGATCAGGTGAATTATTCTTTCAAGTACCAATAGCTAACATAGAATTTATTGAGGTTCCTAATGACATTTAAAGTTGACGATACTTGCATTGATATAATTCACTGGGTAGATGCACAAGCTGATGGGACATGGGAATCTTTAGGTGAACCTACTCTTGCTTATGCTACTACAGTTGGTTATGTTGTAGCTGAAAACAAACAAGCTGTAACGATTGCATCGACATGGTCTTCTCCGCACAGCAACTGCCGTATGCACATACCTAAAGCATGGATTAAATCTAGGCAGACAGTCAGACTGCCAAAGACAGCTGTAAATAAACCTGTGCCTAAAAAGGCTGCGCCTAGTAGTGGGGAATCAAATGGATAACGAAGAGATTGTAAACGAATTAGAAAAGCTGCACAATGATGTCAACGTAGCACGTGCGATAGTCACACTGCTGCAGTTGCAAGATAGCAATGGCCCGTCTGTATATGACTATGCATACAATGAAGTGATTGATAAGCTATTTACATGTTCTGAAACGTTGTACAATTTAATGGAGAGCATAGAGTATGAATACACAGACACAGAAGATGATGACGTATGGGACACAGAAGTACCATCCGAGTGGACTTACGATGGAGAGGTGGAACTGGCCCTTCAAGACACAGACAGAGAGAAAGCTGGTTGCTAAGTACTTCGACTCTATTAAGTTAAACAACCAACAACCCGCACCTTTCTGAGAATAAAATGAAAGTACAATTAGATTTATCTTCTGATGATTTGATTTATCAAATTACCTACGCTAGTTTGGTAGATTATTATAGGGTGTGTGAAGAAAATATAAAGCCTTTAAAAAAGGCAGATGATCTATTGCCACACCAAAAAGAAGATCTAAAAGATTTTACTAAGGTACGTGACGCATTGCTAGTTGTACTAGATCACTACACAGCCGGTGGAAATTTTTTAGAGTACTACAAGTCGAAGAAATTTAAGAAGGAGTTTAAAAATGACTGAAAGATTTAATCTACCCGGCAACAGATTTGATTTAGAGCAAGCCATTATGGCTGCTTGGCAGACTAAAGATGACATTGACTTAGTATTTAAAAAGCACTGTGACGATCCTGTGCCCATGTCTGAAGACACCTTGTCTAATTTATTGCTAGGTATAACTACACTACATGATGCTAGGTGTAATGAGTTGTTTAACCAGTTTGAAGCAAGCATTCGGGAAGTGAAGCGGCAGAAAGAAGAGTTAATAAAAGAGGCTGCTGATATTGCACGTACAGTATCCCAGTATCCTTACGCTACAATTAACCCTATGGATCTTAGGGAAACTATAGCTACTCATATCGAAAAATTAAATACCGATTATTAAAAACTATTTGTAATTTTAACTGGACTAGGATATAACTAGTAACTCCCAAGGGCACATTCGATGCCCTTATTTTTTCCCTTATTTTTTGGAGACATTATGAGCCTGACATCCCCTAGCCTAGTTTACAAGCCCTTTGCCTACCCGTGGGCTGTTGAGTATGCCGTGCAATCTGAGAAGGCACACTGGGGAGAATGGGAGGCTAAGCTGCAGGATGATGTAGCACAATGGCAGAATGGCAAACTTACTGCCAAAGAAAAGAACCATATCACCCAGATCCTTAGGCTGTTTACCCAGAGTGATGTGGCAGTGGGTACTAACTATCTTGAGTATTACGTATCTAAATTTAAAAACAATGAGGTCCGGGCCATGCTGACTAGCTTTGTGAACCGGGAGTTTGTACACCAGCGTAGCTATGCCCTGCTGAATGACACACTGGGATTGCCTGAGTCTGAGTACTCAGCTTTCCTAGAGTACAAGCAGATGAAAGAGAAGATTGAGTTCATGAGTGACATAGATGTTACTACTCAGACGGGGGTAGCCAAGGCTATTGCTAGGTCGGTCATGAACGAGGGCATGAGCCTGTTCTCTGCCTTTGCCATGCTCCTAAACTACCAGCGGTTTGGCAAGATGAAGGGCATGTGTGAGATTGTTGAGTGGTCGGTACGTGACGAAACCCTGCATTGTGAGGGTATGGTTGCTTTGTTTAGGGAGTTCTGCAAAGAGCACCCGAAGATTGTGACTGATGAGTTTAAAAAAGATATCTACCAAATGTTTAGGGATGGTGTTGCACTAGAGGATGCAGTTGTGGATGCTGCATTTGAACTTGGGGATATCGAGGGGTTGACAGCAGAGGAAGTAAAGAGGTATATTCGCTATATTGCTGACCGTAGATTGATTCAGCTTGGCCTAAAGGGTAACTGGAAAGTTAAAGACAACCCATTAGATTGGCTGGATTGGATTATCGGTGGCGATAACCTAAAGAATTTCTTTGAGGGTGTGGTTACAGATTATTCATCTGCTGGAATGGAAGGGGATTGGGGCTGGAATGAAACAACAGAACACAAACTTGCAGCATAAAAAGGAAAGATCAGCACCGCTGTCTATCCAATTTAATCAGGGAAAGTTTGCTTTCACCAAAGGCTGGTTGGGGAACCCACATAACCCCGACACAGCCCAAGGTAAAGAGTGGCAGCGAGGGTTTAATGCTGCCTACTTTGAAAGATTAGACAGGCTAGTGTAGCACAACGGCAGTGCAATCGCCTTGTAAGCGATAGGTTGTGGGTTCGATTCCTACCACTAGCACCATTATCTAAACTCGGCAAGCCTAGCTTGGTACTCATGTACCATGTCATAGGCTTTGTCTTCATCCATAGTTCTGCCATTATGTTCCTGTGCATACAGTTCATTAATGGCATCTCTTTCTCTCTTCGGCAATTTATTGAACGTCATCTTGTCTACACGTTCAATCTCTGAAGACATCATCTCGCCTTGAGTAATTGCCCTGCCCATCTGCAAGGCATAACTCATGTTCTCAGCAAGTGCCACCTTCTTTTGCTTATCTGACATCTCCTGATACCTGTCAGAAGAAACTAATTCACCTACAAAGTCATTGACAAACTGGTGTGAGTTATAGATAACTTCACGGTCATATGTCTTGTCGCCACTGGAGCCAAAGAAAGTGTAGGGTTCTAGGCCAAGCTTTGTAAACTCAGTCTCAATTGCATTGGCCTTAGGCATAACCCTAACACCAGTAAGGATATTAAAGAATTCACCACCCCTCATAGGTGTCTCTTCACGTAGATACCGTACAGCCTCAGGGAGATCTTCTTTAAATCCCGGTACTTTTGCCTTGAGTCTGTTCAATGCTGCCTCAGTGACAAGGTCATCTCCCTCAATTACATTCGGGTCACGGGCTACCTGAGCCTCCCTATCGAACATATCGAAGTAAGCAAAGACAGGTTGACCGGGCTGGATAAATCTACCTGCAAAATCGCCAAGTACTTTACCTACAGCAATCTCTAGCTTTTCAGCTTCTTTTCCTTCAGCATTTCCAAACGCTGTCGCAATCTGTTCAACGAGATATCCTTGTGCCCCTGAAGGAACTTTAAGTCCCACCATAGTCTGTATATATTCATCGACAAGCTTGCCATCAATAGTTCCAAGTTTCGCTTTTGCAAGAAAGTCTCCGACGGCTAAGTAAGGCGCAATGGGGAATATCGCACGTGTATCTACACGACTGCCGTCTTCACCTGCAACTGTGTACCACTCTGTGCTTTGATTTTCTAGCCTATATTTGTAGGCAGCATACATGGCTGCTACACCGACAGATCCTTTGGCAAACTTCTCTCTGCCCTGCCTAAACATGCGCTCAGACTGTGTCGGGTCTTTAATGGCTGCAGATTTAAGCATATCTGCTACACCAGACGTAGCACCCAGTGGGCTATACTTGTACTGGAATGCCATGGCATTTGTCATGAATCGAGGGAATGTAACTAACAAACTACCACCCGGCATGCTCTCAAAGAACCGTACAAATTGATTAGCCAAACCCTCAGCCTTGGCTTCTACAGTTACTTGCCCAGCACGTTGTGGCTTAGGCATGTAAGAGAACGTACCTTTAAGTGCATCATCAGCAGCGTTCTGCAGAATGCTAGCAGGGATACGTTTGCCATCAGCCATAAGCTGATACATGTCCATGCCAACAGCCCTAAGCTGCCTTTCAGTACTGGCTGCAAAGATAGCCCGTCTAAACAAAGCGTCTTGGGCTACGTTAAATGTGTTAGCAATACGGGCTGCTTTAGATAATTCAGCATTGCCAGTCTCTTGCAGAGCACTAAACATTTGTGACTGCAGTCTAGGATTATCTACAAGAAGTTTATCCACAACTTCTGCAGTGATGCCAGCATTTGTTAGGTAAGTAAGTCCACCAAAGGCATCCTTAACTACGTCTTGCATGCCACGAGTGAGATCACCCCGTTCATATTTACCAGTAGTTGCAGAACGAATTGCCTTACCAGTCTGGTACAGAGTACCTTCAAACATCCTACCGGCAGCTTCCATTGTCATACCGCCAGTAGTGCCCATCATGTTACGTACTGTGGTTGCAATACTAGACACAACAAAAGCTTTAGACTCCCTCTCAAGACGCTGGATACCACGCATCATGTAACCCATGGCACTGGTAACGTCTTGGTCTTTGCCGTACATAGCATCGACAATCTTCTGGGCCTCAGGATCGATCTCTGCAACCCTCCTGAGGGTACGGGCAAGGGAGGAGTACCCCTGCATCACGCTAGCGGCATCAGCGACCGTTGTACGGCTTGCTTGGGCAAACTCAGACGGGGTTAAATCTGCCCGTTTAAGAGCAGCATCTAGGGCAGCATCGTCAATTGTGTCCACAGACATGAACAGATTCTTGACTGCATCACTAACCTTCTGTCCCTCTTTAGGGCGGAATGTAGGATCGTCAAGCATGATGTATTTAGCTACATCAATAGCCTTACGGTTTATGTCCTTACGGATTTCAGCATTAGTAAGTTCTGTTTGTGGGGACATCTCATCCAGAATCTTACGGCCCTCAAAGATATCAAACTGAGTGAGGGTATCCTCCATCTCTTTATCAAATGCATCGACAAGCTTCTCAGTTTCAGGGTCAGCTTTAGGTGGAGATTTCTTAGCTGCAAGAATATCTTCAAGTTCTTTCTTGGTCTGCGGAGTTTTACGGAATGCAGCACGGGCTTCAAGCCCACCAAATACAGCACCAATGCCACCAGAAAGTGCAGCTTGACCTACGCTAATTTCTTTACGTCTGCCTGTTTCAATCTCAATCTGCTGTTGTACAAGGCTTTCACCTGTGCCAATGCCAGCCTCAACTGCTACTGCACTGCCTATGGCAGTTCGTTTAATCTTATCTTGAATGGCTTTGTTGATTGCAGTACGAGCAGCAGCATACCGGGCAGCTGAGCCGATACCAAAGCTAATTAAGTTAGTGGGTTCTGAGATAGCACTGAATGCTGCTTCAGCAAAAGGACGGATACCCGGTTGTCCACCAGACTCATACCAATCAGGTACAGATTCATATAGCTGGTGGGCCTTGGCTGCTTTGACTGCATCTTCTTGAGTTGCGTTATAGATCCAGTTCAACTCAGGTACAGCATTAAGAGTGGTGTTCCACTCTACTTGCCGCATAGAAGACATCCAACGTTTAATGTAGTCTTGGTCGGACTCGCCCTTTTGTTGCATGCCTGCTTTACCGAATCTAGCTTCAGCATAGTCACGGATAACATC